GGACAGTTCTACCCTGTGGTCTTCGGCGAGCCTGGCCGCTTCGCTCCTCCTGACTGGAAGGGCCGCGGCTCTGGGTTCATCGGTGCCACCCCTGCCCTACTCGTCAAGATTGACACCACCGCAGGGGACAACATCACCAACGACGCAACCCTCATCATCGCAGGCCATGAGACCTGGAAGACAGGCAGCGCTGGGACTGTTCAGGTCTTCAACGAGACGAACAAGACCACGATGAGCAAAACCCCCATCCACACCACAGACGCGCGCGGGCGCATGGTCACCGCCATAGAGTATGGCGTACCGCCAGCAACCGGCGAAGAGGCCCCCGGGTATGTGGCTCCGGGCACGGAGATCTGGGTAGCCTGGTCTGACTGTGGCGGGGTGCCGAACACCCTGCGCACTGGGCCCATGGCCGGAGCCGGTGAGATCATCGAGTATCTGCTGGGCCGCTCAGGCTTGCGGGTGGACACCCTGCGCTCTCGTGCTGTGCTGCAGGAGGTCAACAACATCCAGCTTGATTTCTGGTTCAACGAACCCCGCAGCCCATTTGAGACCATCCTGGAAGACATCCTGCCCTGTGTTCCGCTCAGTCCTCAGATCCGCCCGGATGGCCTCGGGTTTGTGTACTGGAACTGGTCAGCCACTGCAGCAGATGCATCCGAAGAGATCGACATGTCACGGATCAACAGTGACCGGCTGTCTTCTGTTGAGGTCTCAGCCGTGGACGATGTCTACAACGAGATCACGATCCAGTACTGCCCAGATGGGCCCGGCGGGAAGTTCCGTAAGTCTCTCACCTACAGCTACGATCCGGACTATCGGGACCTCACACAGATGCGCAACCCGTACGCATACGAATCGTTCACCCGATACGGCAAGCGGGGGGGCTTGGTCATCGAGGCGCCGGCCGTCTGTCGTGATGAGACCGCAGCACAGATCCTGGACTGGCGCATCCGCAGGCATGCACAGACACACCGCACAGTCTCGTACAGGGTGCCCCAGTCGTACCAGGCCCTGGAGGTCGGCGACGTTGTCACCTTGACAGACTTCGAGATCAACTGGAGCCAGGTGGTGTGCCTTGTGACAGGCATCGTACGGGCTCCTGGCTCGTGCGAAATAACAGTGACAACTGTGTCAAACTGGGCACGCGACTCGATGTGATATAAAATACACACACAGGAGAGAACCCATGGCCGCCGTATCAATGCTGACGAACAGTTACCCGCACGTGAAGAACGTGACACTGTCCGGAACACCCGACACCATGCAGGAGATCCAGATCGGCGCCAACGCTCGCCGGGTGGAGATCGTATTTACAGCCGCGGCTGGGAAGGTCCTGAGCAGTGGAACGGATGCGACGGTGATCACCACCGAGGAGAGCTTTCCAGTCCCCGCGGACAGTGCCTGGTACTACGACATCCCCCGCAGCGCAGGCAGCCACAGCGTCTTCCTGGCTTCGGGGTCTGCAAGCACTGTAGCGTCGATCATTGTCACGGATGGTGACTGATGCCCCCATTCACATACAGAGCGCCAGCAGGCGGCGGCGGAGGCTCCGCCACGGATGATGATTGGGAGACTGTAGATATTACGTCTGCAGACTGGACCAAAACAGATCCAGACGGAACGGCCACCGCGATCAGTCACACAGGCGGGGTGAATAGCGCCACGATCGACACCACGGGAAACGCCAACTATGTGGATGCCTGTGTCTGGTACAAGGAGCTGACCTCTGCCGTGGACGGCTCCTCGCTTGACTACACAGACAAGCCCGTTCACTTCCGGGGTGTGATCACCTTCCCGAACACTGGGTATGCAACGAGCGATGGCTCCACCACCGGGGGCAACAACAACCCACCCCCGGGATCTCGTACGTATGTATTGATGGGTCTCACATCCGACCCGGCAAACTTCCCCACCCCTGCAGACATCGCAGGCGCGGGCCTTGAGTCCTGGACCTCAACATCCCGTCTGTATCGGGCCCTGGTCCGCAATACTGCGACGGGAAGCCCGTCGGGTGTGATCAACACCAACCGCACCGGGCTGCAGAACATCACGGAGGCGCTCGTTGCCTCTGGTCGCAAGGCCACCAACCGGGTCGAGTTCGAGTTTTCGATCCTGCCTCAGGAAAATCTGACGGCAAACGGGATCGACGTTGCAGGCTCTCCCAAGACGGACAAACTGCATTGGCGTGGGCGGTATGACAATGGTGACGCCTGGGGGGGCATGCAGACATTTGCCCTGGGCCAGCGTTTTGGGCGGTCAACGAACGGAACCACGAAGCTGTACGTATGGGTCTGTGTCGGACGGACTGCGGGCTCTGGTTCTTCGCGCCAGGTGGATTGGACTGCGCACTATTCGCTCACCGGACCACTGACGAGCGGCACCAACCCCAGCGGTGAGACACCCCTGAGCTAACGGAGGCACCATGCCAACACCGAACGAGATCAACGCAGACGACCGAAACACCGCAGAGGGCAACGTGGAGGAGTCTTGCACGGCGGGTGTCGAGCATCAGGAGATCGTCATCCACGCCCAGGTCCTGGCGGACGTGTGGAACGCTGCGCTGTCTGACCCAGCTGAGGCTGCCAACGTGGTGGCCTGGCTTGACTCAAAGGTCACCCGGTAGCCCATGCGCAAAATCAAGTACATCGTCGTGCATCACACAGCCTCGGGGGAGGAAACCACCCTGGAGGACGTGTCGCTGTGGCACAAGGCCCGGGGGTTTTCCCGGGTCTCTGGCACCAACGCCGGGTACCACTACCTGATCGAGGCCAGCCCCAAGCCCACGATCCGACTGGGCAGATCACCAGACCGAACGGGAGCCCATGCCCGGAACTACAACACCGGGTCCATTGGCTGCGCCATCGTGGGATCGTTTGAGGATGGGTCGGTCCCATCACCAGAACAGTACCGCCTGGCGGTGCAGCTCGTCGCGGACCTGAGCCGGCAGCACCCAGAGGCCGCCATCAAGGGGCACAGCGAACTGGGATCCACACAATGCCCCGGGATCGACATGGTCGCATTCCGTCAGGCTGTACAGGAGTGTCTCCAATGCCATCGATAGATCCCGTGGAGTTCATCTGCGCCATCGGCGTCCTGTTTCTCATCATCGCCATCGGCCAGGGGAGAAGCTCGCATGCTTGAGATCGTTGTCGGTTCCTTGTTTTCTCTTGTATTTCCTCGCGCGCCTGGCTGGATTGCTCGGCTTATCTCGTCCGCACTCCCGGCGGTGATCGATCTGGTCGAAGAGCTGGATGAGGCCAAGGACCGCCCAGGCCCGGAGCGCTTCGCGTTCGTGGTCGAGGAGACCAAGGAGATGTTGGACGCCTCGCTGGACGATGTACCCGAGTGGGGCGAACTGAAAGAGCGCCAGCGGGATCGCATCCTGGGCGGGCTCGTGGAGCTGTGCCTGTTCATCCATCGGGTAAGCCACCGCAAGCGGGGCCGGAAGGACATCCGGAAAGCACTGCGCAAGATCAGGCGGTCGGGCTGATGGAAGCCATCAAGCGCGCGGGTATCGCACTCTTCGATGGTCAGGGACGCCGCATCTCGTGGCGTCGCCTGCTCGTCTGGGTTGCGGCCTGTGCTTTCCTCTACTTTGATCTCATCGATTCCATGGAGTGGCTGACCGTGTCGGCCGTCTACATCGGGGGCGATAGTGCCGAGGCGATAGCCCGGCGTTGGGGTGTGAAACATGACGATCGAGCAAGCTAAAATTACGCTGGGTTCTGTGGGCAAGCTGGCAGCCGTTACGGTTCCGCTGCTCATCACCATGGGGGTCACCCTGCACCGTGTCGCAGCTGCTGAGGATGAGATCCTGGAGCTGAAGACGGAACACGGCGAGATGATCGAGACACTCATCGATCTACGGATCACCCTCTCCGCCCTGTGTGCGGCCACTGATGCATCCTGTCAGTAGATGGATCTCGACTCCATATGGCAGCGCTGGGGCGATGAGGTAGCAGAGATACCTCTGGGGCGGGTGGGTCTGGCCACTGTGATGCAGGCCGATGGGGTCACCCCGGTTAGCCGTCCGAAGCTGGACAAGGTCCTGGAGAGAGTACGGAAAGAGGGCGGGCCAAACACCCCACCCCCAGACGGGCCGCCGAACGTCAACGTCTCCAGGCGCCACCTACGCCAGCGCAAGGCAGCAGCACAACCGCCGGCTGAGATCGAACTGGAGCCCGTCAAGATCGACAGGTCTCTGACCGAGTTCGACCGCGAGGCGGACACTTACCGCACGTTCGTCCCCCAGGCGCGGGCCTGGGTCACCACAACGGGAGACGCTCACCGGGCCATCGTTCGGTGGTACTCCAACTGGGACGGGGAGCCAGTAAGCCTCAACGGCATATCGCGGCGTACCGGCCTTCCCCGGGCCTGGGTGATTGGCTACCTGCGGGCGCACGGCATCACCCACGACTCTGCCCCGTTCAGCTCCGAGGAGGTAGCCCGTCGTGGAGTCGATGACCTGGCCCAGGACGCGCTGGCGCTCAAGTTCGGCGCCCTGGCCACCAAGACCGAGAAGCTCTCAGCGAAGGAGACCAGCAAAGCGGCCCGCAGTTGGTGGGACTTTGAGGCCACCACGCTGTCCCGGTTCCGGGAGTGGATGACAGAGCGGCAGGACTACAGCGTGCCCCGGCTCCGGATGCGCAGAGCAGACCGCCCCTTCTGGCTGGTGACCTCTGCCACCGACTTTCACTGGGGCATGAGAAGCTGGGCCATGGAGAGCGGTTCGGAGTACAACCGGAAGGAAGCCCGGCGCCGATTGCTGCAGACAACAGAGGACCTAGCGAGCAGACTACCCGGGCAGCCCAAGGGCATCACGGTGGCGGTGGGGTCAGACTGGATCCACGTTGATGGGCTCACGAGCTCCACGACCCGTGGCACTCCTCAGCACATCGACGGCACACCCCTGGAGCTGTTGATCACCGGGGCAGAACTGGCCCGGGAACACCTCGACATTCTCGCCACGGTGGCACCGGTGCACGTGGTGCTCATGGCGGGCAACCACGACCGGACGAGCGCGCACGCCCTGCTGTTGTATCTGCGGGCGGCGTATGAGCACAGCGACCGGGTGACAGTCTCGGCAGACCATGCGCTGCGCAACTACCAGGAGATCGGCAAGACCCTGGCATGCTTCACCCATGGCGACACGTGCAAGCCTGAAAAGCTCGGGGCCGTCATGAGCAAGGAGAGGCGCGAGATGTGGGGCCGGTCCCGTCACCATGTCGCCTTCGGTGGACACTTGCACCACCAGCGAGTCAGAGAGGTGGGCGGGGTACGGCACTTCCAGCTGCCCAGCCTGGCAGCCCCAGACGCCTGGCATGCAGGGGCGGGCTACGTCACCAGTTCGCCGGGCCTCATGGGTGTCCTCATCGATATGGAGGACGGCCCCGTAGGGACTATCTTTGCCCCGGTTCGTGAGTGAAAAGGGTGTTGGTGGCGATGCCCTCACAGATCCGCTTGTGCCCCTTCTCAGCATCTGCCCAGGTGCTGTAGTTGTCGATCACGCTACCGTAGGCCGTGCCCGATACGGTGGTCCGATACAGCAGGGCCGGGCCCTCATCGACTGCAGCATCCACCCCACGGAAGACGGTCTGCACGCGGTGGTCCCCGATCGTGGTCGCTGCCAGGACCCGATTGGCTGCAGCCATCCACAGTGCCCAGGCGCTCATATCCTCACAGAGGATCGGCACCCGGCCGCCCAGAATGTAGTGGTCCCCGTTGAACAGCTCGCGATCTTCATATTCGTCCTCCATCACCCAGCCTTCTCCCTCAATGTAGACCTGCGGCACAGGCAGATCCCTCGGTGCGTGTGTCATGCTGCCCCCTGTTCCCTGATCGATTGGTGGCCGTCGTAGGTGGCCCGGAGCCGGTCAAGCCTTCGGTTCCTGGTGTCGCCTGGCCACAGCAGACCGCGCTGTCTCAGCGCTGCAATCGCTGCCATGGTCTGGGGCCTGGGGATTCCCATGTCTTCCAGTTCATCGGCCATGTCCTTACTGGTCCATGTGTTCACTGGGTCGGTGCACACCCAGAGAAGAATGATTCCCCGGGTGCTGTCGGGCTTGACGATCGGTGCACTCATTTGTCCCCCCCTGGCAGGATGTCCAGCGCATGCAGGGCAATGCATCCAGCATCCGCGAGGCCGTCGTGGGGCTTGGTCTTCCGGCCCCAGATGAGCGGCAGGTCTGGCAGCCTGGCCCGCGCCGTCACAATCGCGCGGGCTTTGCGCTCTCCCTTTCGGGGGGTGCCACCAAACACGGAGCGGGTCCACGTCGCTGGGGGCACTACCTGGTAGGGGATCTTCAGAGCGGCGAGCACACCCACCCAGAGGCCGAAGCCAAACCCATTGGTCAAGACTGAAGAACGCCCCTCCATGGGCATCGCCTGCTGCTTTTCGATGACTGCCAGGCGAATGGGCCCCAGGTCTGCCAGCCACATGGCCATGCAGCTCGGCACATAGTGGCGCTTCTTGTGGCCCTTGACCACGTAGCCTTCTGCCGGGTGGTCAGCTGCTATCCACTCGATGGGGGTACCATCCAGCCCCAGCGCAACGGCTGCCCCTGTCTTGCCTGGGTCGATGCCCACCACCAGACTCATGCCGGGACCACCACGATAAGGCCACCAGCCTCGTACAGCTCCCGGGCCTCATCCATCGACAGACCGAGCGCGCCCACGTAGGCGGTCAGCACATCCCGGGGGACCTTGGCCCGTTCGTTTTCGTAGTGGTGCAGCATGCCCCGGGTACGGCAGACGCCGAAGTCTCCCAGGAGGGCGGCCATCTGAGAAAGAGACAGCCCCCGAGAGTGCCGGTGCGCCTTCAGTAGTTCAGCAAGTGCCATGCAGAGTGTCTAACATTTCTGACACATGCGTCCAGCATTGTTGTTCAAAGATGTTAGACAAGAGTAACCAGGGGGGACCGGTTACGTTGTGGGCATGAGATGGGACCAGGTAGTGGACGCGCTCATAGAGGCGCGGAAGAGGGAAGGCATCAGCGTTACACAGCTTGCCCGCGCTCTGGGTGTCGTCCGCGGATCAATCTACAACTGGGAAGGATTGAAGAACCGCCCGAGCATCGAGCAGCTCCAGAGTTGGTGCGAGGCGGTGGGCCTGGGGCTGTCCTTTGAGGTCCACGGCGCACAGGAAAAGACCAGCGATGAGGTCCTGATGGAGGCGTTTGCAATGACGGCAGACGACGGGGCGATCGACGCGGTTCGGCGCCTGATGAGCAGCTATATCGACGCAGCCGCAGAGCCTACCGAGGAGACTGGATAAGCAGGTCAAGGGCTGCAGCGATGGCGGCCACAGCATCATCCCGGCTGGTGTCTTCGGGCTTGAGGATTGGCCCGGCCTTCTCTCCTGACAGCGTCCGCAGCATACCGGCCAGCAGGTCATCCACACGGGCTGGCCCATCGTTGTGCAGCCACGCGAGCGTTACCTCTGCCTCGTGATCTGACAGGTCAATTACCGCGCGGAGCAGGGCTGTCCGCACGTCTTCGTGGGGCTTAGCAGGCATCGGGATCCCACTCGAAGCCGTCCGCCTTCATCATCTCAGACAGCAGATCCCAGGCCTCCGCCTCTGTGCTGGTGATATGGATCCGGGCCTTGCCTGCCCAGCGGATGAACCCCACCAACCAGTTGGCCAGCACGGCCCCGAAGCGATTGGTTACCACCAAGGTAAGACACCCGCGCTCCGTTTCCGGTGCCAGCTGTGGGCTTTCGTTCAGGGCCTCGAACGACATCTGTGGGAGCTTCCGGCAGATGCTCATGGAGTACCAACGAACAAGCCCAGGGGCCACGGACCGCAGCCACATATCCGCCCGTTTCTGGTGGGCTGGCGTCCACAGTTCGTCCACTCCAGGCACGTCGATCAAGTAGATCACTCCCGAGGAATACAGGCGCATCTCACACGGCCCGATCTCTACTTGGTGCAGTACTTCGCCTGCCTCTACGGGCAGCGATCCCGGGGTGATCTGGGACACGTTCGGCATCTGGCTTTCTCCATTGTTGCAGGTTTCAACTCGCCATCCAGACAGGTGTATAACATTGTTTGACACCGGTTTGCAAATCCGGTAGAAGTGTAAAAACAGATTGAACACGGAGATCTGATGCCAGCAAAGAAGGCCAGCAACCGCCCGGTGGATGTACTCAAGAAGGAGTTTCCAGAGGGGATCGATCGCTTGAGCGGGAAGCAGTACGTCAACCACAAGGGACTCGTCTACCTTGCAGGCAAGGGGGAGCCGTTCTCCTGTGAGACAGAGGTGCTGGATGTAGAGAAGGGCTCCGACGGGCTGCCCGTCTACGTCATGACGCGCACCACCATCACGGTCCACAGCGACCCGGTCCGCACCTACAGCGCGATCGGAGACGCCACCGCCAAGAACACGGGCATAGCGAAGTCCGCCCTGCCTCGCATGAGCGAGACCAGAAGCGCCAACCGGGCGCTGCGTATCTACCTGGGCGCCCCTGAGACCACCTCGGAGGAGATGCCAGACGACGAACTGCAGCGACTCCGGGACATCACCCGCGAGCGTATCAAAACGGGCGCCTGGGACCAGTCCCAGTGCACCAAGGCGATCGGCTCCATGGGCGCACAGCGGGCCGACGAGCTGAGCCTCCGGGAACTGGTCGAGCTGCGCACCATTATCTCAACCCTCACGGGGTCCGAGTGGACCTCACGGAGCAACAGCAAGTGATCCAAGCAACTGCAACAGGCCGCCTAGGGCGGGATCCTGAGATCAAGACCACCAACAGTGGGAAGGAGTTTGCCTCCTTCAACATCGCCAGCAACAACCGGAACGGGGATGCGACCTGGCTGCGTGTCACCGTCTGGCGTCAACAGCTCGTCGAGTTCGTCACCAAGAACGCCCGCAAGGGTGCCCGGGTGATGGTGGCCGGCGGGCTGGAGATCCGGAAGTGGGGCGATGAGGCAGAACAGCAAGCCCTGGAGATGGACTGCCACACCCTGGAGCTGTACGACTGGCCGGACCGCGAGGTGGAAGCCATCGACAAGCGCCACAGCGACGACATCAAAGACGCTCTGAAGGAGACCTATGCCCCCCGGCGCCAGACCAAGGTACGCCAGGCACAGGCCAAGGCAGAGCAGGCCAAGAAGGAACTGAACACCCGGCGGGCCAAGGCGCCCCGGGATGCTGAAGAGCTGCCGTTCTAATGACTACACGCGAAGCAAGACTATCCCTTGGGGCTGCCGCGGTGCTCTCTGTGACGGAGGCGGCCAGGCTCTTGCCTGGTCGGGAGTCAGAGTGCCGGAAGTGGCTGCGCACGGAAGGGTTAGTGCGCTTCGTAATGGGGCGCCCCGTCGTCATTTGGGGAGATGTCGTCGAGGCGCTCCGCCTTTCTGAGAAGCCGAAGCGGAAGAAGAAGCCCGCACCCCTGCGCCGGGGCGGGCTGAAGGTGGCAGGATGAGACGCCCCAAGAGCTTCGGTGTGGGAGACATCCGAGTTCGGGCGGTCAAAGGCCCGCGCGATGATGAGTGGTACTGGCGGGCAGAGCGCTACGTCGAGAACACCACGGAGAGCATCTGGGCCGGCTGGGCCACCCGGGCAGAGGTGACCCGGCTCATTGCCGAGCACGTCGCCACAGAGGGCCTGGGGGCACCTGTGACCCCGTCCAGGCTGGAGACTGTGTTCGACCTCCTGGACGTGTGGGTGGGAAGCATAGACGGCCGGGTAGACCTGGCCAAGCGCACGACAGAGATCTACCGAGCCGCAGCTGGGCACCTGGCCCGGGTGCTGGGGCAGTACAAGGTTGAGCGAGTGGGAGCGGGTGATCTGGAGGAGTACAGGGATCGGCGGCTTCGCGAGGGTGCTGCCACTTCTACCGTAGCCCTTGAGCTGCGGGTCTTTCAGATCGCCTGGCGGTGGGGGTCTCGGGTGGGTGTCTGTCCTGCTCGGGATCTCCCCGCACCTCGCATCAACATTACCCGAGTACAGAACGACTACACCCCAACACCCACAGAGGCGGCCCTGGTTTTGGAGCAGCTCGATGGGTGGCCGGGGCTGCTGTTCCTGATGCTGGCCACCACGGGCTGCCGCATCGGAGAGCTTCTTAATCTGCGCTGGGATGCTCTGAACCTGGACCGCCGTGAAGTGACGGTCACAGGGAAGGGCAAGACACGGATCGTTCCCCTTCGGGACGAGGTGGTGCACGCCCTGGAAGCATGGCCACCCCAGCCCCTGGGGCGGGTGTTCGGTGTTCAGCCTACAACGATCCGGGTGGGGTTCCGGAAGAAGATCAACGAAGCATGTAGGGCCACGGGGGTGCCCCGCTTCACACCGCACGGGCTGCGGCGCATGGTTGAGAACACCCTGGCAGAGTCAGGCATCGACCCAGCCACATACGCGGCCCTTCTCGGACACTCGGAACTGGTGGCGCTCAAGCACTACCGCCGAGTCCGTCCCAACGCTCTGAGAGCCGCTGTGGCCGTCCAAGGTCTGGCGCTCCCAACAACGTCACCGGGTACAATGGATCCGGTGATGATCCACACCCGCAAACACTGACCCGCATCCTGTGGGCTAAGTGTGCGCGATTCCTTCAAAACCCTCCACTACAGATAGTTGATGATGCACGCAGACGCCACGAATGATTCCCGACACTTGCACCACACCCCAGCGGCCCACGGTGGCCCGCAACAACCCAGAAAGGCCCTCTATTCCGTAGACGACCCGCACACCCGCACAGCTGCAGGGCAGAGACTGCGGGATCTGTTGAAGCCCAAGGACCAGCAGCGCCTCGTGGCGTTCATCCTGAACATCGCCAATGAGCAGGAGGCCACCAGAACCCGGCCGGCCTACCTCCTGGAGCGGGTCGAAGCAGAGGCGATGATCGCCATGAACACGAACCAGCCCAAGGAAGTGCACACAGGACGGATGGTCCTGGCAGCGCTTGCGACAGAGCCAGAGGGGATCCGTGTGGTCCTGGACAATGTCGTGAAGTTCTGGCAGACCGGCAGCCTGCCCCCCCGTTGGACCGCTTGAAGTACGGGGTACACCATGACGCTGCTGAACAGCGGCCTGGCTCGTGCTGTCTGCCGAGAGTGCAAGACCAAGGGCCCCGCCGTACCAAGTGACGATTGGAGACGAGCCAAGGTAGACGCTGTGGCCCAGGGCTGGCAGTTCTGCGTTGAGCCGAACAGACGATTCACCTCCTTTCTGTGCCCTGCCTGCTCAGATGGGCCGTCGTGGGGTGACGAATGAGCCGCGAGCTGTGGCCCCCTCGTCAGCTCCCACTGATCGGCCCGCAGTGGAAGCTGTCCGGGTCGAAGTGCAGAGCCCGGGGATGTGGCGCCACCCGCCAGGCGTGGGCGGTTCTGCCGTACCTGGTCAAGGACGGAAGCCCCCAGGGCGAGTGGCTGTGCGACAACGGCCACCGTGGGTGGATCAATGCGAAGGACTGCGAAGCCTGTGGGGAGCTGTGGTGCGAGGTCTGCAATACCCACTGGGCCCTCTGTGGCTGCCCTGGTGAGCACGACGGGGACGTAATCGACTGCCCCGCCGAGCCTCGGGTGTCGGCATGACGTGGGACGTGGTGCCGTTTGCCTCCACCTTCGACAACCAGATCCGGCAGCGCGCGGCTGACTGGGACCGCCTGGTGCAGACGCTCACCACCTTCAAGGTCCACCAGGGCGAGAAGAAGAGCCTCCAGGCATGGAGCCCAACCCGGTACAAGCCAGACACCACCCGAGGCGGGGCGGGGGTAGAGGCCCTGTCCTGCCTGGTCCTCGACTACGACAGCGGGACCACCATCGAGGCAGCTCTGGAGGCCTGGCGCTGGCGCCCGGGGATGCTCCACACCTCCTGGTCACACACAGAAGAACACCACAAGTTCCGGGTGATCATGCCTCTACACGAGCCGGTGAGCCCCAAGGACTGGCCGGCTGTGTTCGCCTGGGCGGACCGATGGACCCGGGAGTGCACCAACGAGGCCGAAGCCGACACCCCAGACACCTACCACCTGGCCCAGTGGCAGAGCACCATTGACCCAGCGTGCAAGGACCCGGGGCGGTTGTACTACGTGCCCAGCATCCGGGCAGACGACTGGCCACGCTACGCCACCTCGTGGCATCCCCCAGGGGGGTACCTGGGCATCCACACCCCCTGGAACCGCCAGCTTGAACGGCTCAGAGAGGCCCAGGAGGCAAAGAAGAAGCGCCAAGCCTTCCCCAAGAATGAACGGGTCCACGGCCGGAAGGTCCGGAAGAGGCGAACCAAGCAGAGACTGAAGCACGACCCAGCAGCCCGCGAGGAGATGGGCAGCAGGCTGGGCGGGACCATCGCAGGTAACCGAGTGACCGGGGTGACGTGCCCCAGTTGTGCCCGGCGCGACGTGTGGTGGTTCATCGATGCAGACAGGAAGAGCAGAGCAGAGTGCAATCACCGGAACAGCTGCGGATGGTCCGGGTCGCTGTGGGAGTTGGCCGCATGAAATGGGACGAGATCGAGAGCGTGGCAGGCCTCGCGCCTGCTGAGGATGGGGAGGACCGCCCTGTCTGGGACATGCTGGAGCGGTACCCGGACAAGTACGACCGGAAGACAGGCCGTGTCATTGTCGAAGGGGAGGCGAAGTCCACCCTGGGCAACGTGCGCACGGTGCTGATGCATGACCCCAGGTGGGCAGGGCGCATCCGCTACAACGAACTGACCACCCAGAAGGAGCTGGACGGCGAGCCCATCCAGGACGTGGACGAGATTGACGCGTCTATCTGGATGGCAGATGTCTACGGGTTCAACGCAGCATCTACCCGCCTGGCTGAGGCGTTCATCCACGTCGCCGCACAGAACAAGTACCACCCCATCCAGGAGTACCTGCAGAGCCTGGTATGGGATGGTGTGGACCGCATCGACGGGTGGCTGACTGACTACATGGGTGCAGAGGAGACCCCGCTCATCAAGGAGATCGGCAAGCGCTTCCTGATGTCTGCCGTAGCCCGGGCCATGGAGCCAGGGTGCAAGTGCGATACCGTCATGATCCTGGCGGGAAAGCAGGGCGCCCGGAAAAGCTCCGGCCTGGAGGCGCTCTTCGGTGAGCGGTACTTCTCCGACTGCCCGCCTGACCTGCGCAATCCGAAGGATGCAGCGGCCCAACTGGGGGGCCTGTGGTGCCTGGAATGGGCAGAGCTTGACAGCATGAGGCGGCGAGAAGCCACCACAATCAAGAGCTGGATCAGTACCCGCGTAGACCAGTTCCGGCCCGCCTACGGTCGCAACGTCGTGCGGCGCAAGCGGCAGTGTGTGATCACAGGAACGACCAACGAACTCCAGTTCCTACGGGACAGCACAGGGGAGCGGCGGTTCTGGCCTGTGTTGGTCACAGACGTTGACGTGGAGGCTATCAGAGAGGACCGGGATCAACTGTGGGCCGAGGCGCTCATGTGGTACCGGACAGACCGCCGGTGGTGGCTGTCGCCTGAGATGGACGAGGAGCTGCGGCAGTACGGCGAGCGGTTCAGCCTGTCCGATACCTGGGCCCAGGAGCTGGCCAACTGGGTAGCCCATCCCCACCAGGCCGGGGGCTTCACCCTCAAACAGGCCTGTGAGGACGCCCTGGGCATCGAGTCCCCAGGCCAGAACCGGGCCGTCCTGCAGCGGGTCACAGGGGTCTTGCATGCGCTCGGATTCGAGGAGCGGACGCGGGCACGCCAGAAGATATGGCGGCCTGTAAAGTGAGCACGCAAAGCCTGTGCACAAGAAATATGAAGATATCTGTAAAATAGTGCTTGTCGTTATTTTAGAGGTGTCTACATATTTGTTGTCGGGGGGGATGAGCCCCCCACAGAACAGGGAGACAACATGAACACCACCGGAACAATCACACTGCCCAACGGTCAAACAATCGAAGCTGGACAAGGTGCCACCTATCGGATCGGATCGGATGCGTACCCCGTCACCATCTTGGGCTGGTCCAAGAGCGGCAACACGATCTACTACCGCCAAGCGCGCTGGTGTTGGAAGTCCGACGACTATGTCGACAACCCGGCCAGGGAAGTTGAAGTAGCCACCTGGCGGAAGCCTGCAAGGTGGAACTATGACCGCGGCAACTTCTACCAGCGCTACGGCCGGTGCGGCTACATCACCACCGATGGCTATGAGCAAGGCCACGACCCGAGCTTCTAAGAACACCACCAACCAGGCCCCCCCCAGGGGGGCCGCAGGGAGACAACATGACCGATAAGCAAACAATCAGCGCGGCCGGGTGGTTCCTTTCACCTGGTGTCGAGGAAGCGGGCAAGGTCATCACGTGGATCGTGTGCAGCCCGGCGGGAACGATGATCGCGGAGTGCGAATCCAAGGCCATCGCCGACCACATCGTCAAGATTCACAACCTCACGACCGCGGCCAAGTAACCACCAACCAGGCCCCCTCAGGGGGGCCGCAGGGAGACACCTATGGACGGTGATGAGCCGTACACCTACACCATCGACGACATCGTGGGCAGCCTGCTGGTCTTCGGCCTGGTCTGCCTGCTGATGGCCTTGTGATACCTTCAACCCGCGAGACAACCATGACTACAAAGCGACGTCCAACACTCAACCTCAACAACGCGTGTGCGTTGGACTACTATCGATGGATGATGGCGTGCAAGCGTGAGGGTGAGGGAGATCAGGACGATCCCAACATGGACAAGGCGCTGGACCGAGCCGACAAATTCATTGGTGAATTGGTTGATTGGTACATGACGACTCACTTTCAATCAGTCGACGATCAATTTGAAGCGTACAACGCCACTCTTACCAAAATGGGACTTAGGTCATGAACAACCCGTATGGCTATGACCTTCCATTTTAAACAGGAGAAACCATGACCACACAGACCCACGCCATCATCAAGAACCGGAAGCTGGACAAGGACAGCAACAGCTACCTTGCCACCGTGATCTGCCCAGCCTGTGGGGACCGCCGCAGGATGGCCCTGGGTGGGTGGTCTGCCATCATCTGCCAGGGGTGTGGGGTCGAGCTGCACAAGCGAGGCAGGGGCAGGCCTGCAGGCGCAGCAGAGGACCGCAGAACCCTGAAGGTCCTGGTCCGGTTCACCGAGGATGAAAAGGCCCAGGCCGTCGAACTGGCCCAGGAACGCGGGTTGGCCCTCGCTGAGTACCTCCGAATCAAGGGAATCGGGCAGAGATTGCCGCCCAAAGTGTAGGCCGTTTTTGGTGATCGCTTAAAGTGATACATTAAGAAATCCGGGCCATTTATTTGACGTGTCAACAGCCGTTTTTTTGGGCCTTCACCAAAATAAAAAACAGAGTTGAATGATTCCAGGCACTTGGCCGTTTCAGTTGGTGAACAAAAACCCCAACTTAATTAATTCAGCGACAGAGTTCCCAGGATGTTGGGAAAGTCATTCACCAAATCCGGGCCCAGCTGAGCCCTAGAAAACGACTCGAGCTGCAACAAAACCAGCGGGTCCAGCTGAGGCCCTGGGATCGAAGGCGACCGGGGCCCAGCGCAGGGCCTTGTACCCACCCCTGGGCAGGCGCACAGCCACAGGTAGATCGGGCATGACCCCACCCCAGGCGTACTGGGCCAGGCCCACAACCCTGGGCACCACGGCCTGGCGGATGCTGGCATGCTGAAAGAACCGAGCACCCTCCTCGCTCAGGTCATGCCACAGCAGGACGTTGTGGTCTGGTAGCGTCAGTTCAACGCCACCACCGAACATCCAAGGGGAGTGCTCCCCTAGCTCTGGGAAGGTCTGCCCAGGGTTCTGGGTGATGTGGTCAACGGTGCTCTGCCAGTGCGCGGCTATGGACATGATGGTCTCCGGTTCAGGTGCTGATCTCTATCCGTGTGTGTTTGTCGGATGGCATACACACACAGGGGCTCCACCTCAATGCATACGGGGTACACTGGGGTCATGGATGACGACGACCACCACAGCAGGCTGAGGCCTGAGCACAGGCGACGGCACGAGCTGCGGTGCTACGTCAACGACGAGGACAGAGCGCTCATCCGAGCCGCGGCAGAGGACGAGGGCTGTACCGTCTCGGAGTACCTCAGACTCTCAGCCACACACGTGGCCCGCGAGGTCAAGGGCCTGGAGGTGCTGGATGAGCGCGCACTTGTGGGCGCACTCGTGAGCAAGACCAGGGCCGCAGACGCTTGAGCATGTGAACAGTTCGGGGTAGTATGGCCTCGAGGCGTCACACCATTGGCCGATGGTGTGGTCCATCTGGACCGGCTGCACTCATGAGAACGAAGCCGGACGATGTACGAAGCCACACACAGACGGGCGACCAGCCACACAGGACAGGTGCGCCTGCTCACCAGGGGCTCACCCCCCTCCCCCAGGCCAATCTTATCGCCCGACGATAGTGACGGTTCAAGCTCCATAATCGATGGGCGTGTGCCTCTGAGGAGAGAAACCCGCGACCTCTCCACTTCGATTTTCGCGCGCTCTCCTATCAAAAACTGAGGTACCAGGATGTCGAAGACAGGCGGCAGAGAGAAGAAGGTGCGCAAGCCACCCACCCGGAAGCGGAAGCCAGCACCCCCCGCACCGGATCCCAAGTCCATGGGCGGGATTGAGTACAAGAAACTCAAGCTGGATGAAATTCGTACAGACCTGGACTACTGCCGCAAGCAGGGCCGGGTCACTGCCATGTCTCAGCTGCACAGGCTGGAGCTGCAGCTACATGATGAGATGCGCGAGGCCCTCATGGCCCAGGACGACCCCACAGCCACGCTGTCATCTCAGGAGCTGCTGGCGTTCATCCTGGAAACGATCCTGGAGATGCCCCAGTCCGTGCAGGATCAGATCGCCGCCACCCTGGAGGCAGTCCGCACGGGTGCGATCGTCAAGCTGGGAGCCCCCCCCACCGGAAAGAAGAAGCGCACCGGGGGTAGCAGCTCGTGAACTTGGCCCACCTTGCCAGCGCCACCAAGGCCCTCAAGAGCAGAGCGGACACGCGCCCTCTTGATTTTGTCCGATGGACCCCACCCCAGAAACGATGGTTGAGTGACCCCGCAGCAGTGAAATTGCTGCGGGGTGGCTGAGCAACCAGGTGGGCAAGACATGGGCCGGGGCTGCAGAAATTGTCTATCGGTGCACGGGTACGCACCCATTCCTGGAGACCAAAGAACCGCCCATTGAGGCCTGGCTCATCACGTACAGCCATGAGCAATCGGTCGCAGTCGCGTCCAAGCTGTGGGAGCTTCTACCAAAGGACCAACTGACAGAAGACACCGAGTGGATCCCAGCCAAGGGCTTTCGGGGAAAGCAGCAGGTGATCAAGCTGAAGAACGGATCGATCATCCGGATCAAGACCACCAACCAGGGGACCCTGGGCCTGGCCTCTGCCACCATTGACCTGTGCATCATTGACGAGCCACCACCACCCACCATCTGGGGCGAGCTGTCCGCACGTGTGCTCCGCAGACGCGAGCCCGACGGGCGCAACGGTGTCATTGGGATCACCATGACCCCAGTAGGCCGGAACGACGTGAGTTGGATGCGGCAGCTTGTGGAGGACGGGAAGATCTCCGACCACCCGGCACCCCTGACTGTGGAGAACACCACCCCCGAGGGCGGGCTCCCCCTGGTAAGTCAGGCGCAGATCGACGACATCGCCAGCCGGTACCTGGCCATCGACCGGGACGCCCGCCTCCTGGGCGCCTGGGAGTGTGCCAACCCGGAAGCCTGCTTCGATGCCTTCGATGAGCACCACATATCTGAACAGATGCCCCCGGGCGGCCGCCAGTTGAACGTCTGTATCGGCATCGACCACGGGGCCGACGCGGGCTCAGAGTTCGCAGTGCTCACAGTGATCGACCGGAACGAGGAAAACCCCCGTATCTGGGTGATCGACGAGTACAGCAGTGGGGCCGCCTCAGAAACTGTTCACGCTCGCGGGATCCTGGAAATGCTGACACGCAACGGCCTGCGCTGGGAACACGTGGATCGGATCGTTGGGGACCGTGCGTATGGTGGCAAGCGGTGGGGAGGCCGCATGTCAAACAGCCGGTTAATCCGTGCTTTTGAGCAGCTCATGAAGATCCCTCCCGGCAGCCTCCGGCCAAGTGTCCGCACAGCCTGGAAGCCCCGGGGATCTGTTTACGTTGGGGTCGGAATCATTCATGCATCGATGGTGCGCGATAACTGTTTCAGCATCCACCCCCGGTGTACAAACACGATCAGCAGCCTGCGCAACTTCGATTTTTCGGACGGCCCTTACAAGCATGCGATCGATAGCCTTCGCTACAGCCTGGAAATGATAACGAAAACCCGCCTTTACGCCCCCAATTCCATTAAGATGTACTAATATCCAACCCCCTGGTGTGACACATGGCACTCTCTCTTCTGTCTGCGACAATACCGACCCCCCCAGCAGCCCCCACAGCGGAGGACCAGAAGAGGTGGGACCACAGTAGCCTCCGGATTCGGATGCTTCTCGGGCGCTGGCAGGAGGATCTTGAGCGTGCGATCTCTCTTCACATCGACCCCACACGGCAGGCCGCATGGGGCATCCCGGACCTGAGCTCCAACGTGTTCCGATCGGTCACAAAGCAGATGTCCTGTCTGTACGATCGGCCGCCCCTTATGGACAATGCTGACGCACCGGAAGCGGCGGCGGAGCTTGGCCTCGCCATTGACAAGGCGGGCCTGTGGCCGCTCATGTCTCGGGTGTCTGTTTTCGCTATTGGCTGCCGGGAGTACGCGGTGCGTGTACACGCCACGGCAGACGGTGAACTGCAGTACCGTCCGATCGCACCGGACCACCTCATCTGCGCAGCTGACCCAGACCGCCCAGACCGGCCCGTGTATGTGAAGGAGCTGCGACTTCGCCAACACCCGGTCACAGGGAAGCGGCAGTGGTGCTGGGATGTCCTGGACATCTCCGACCCGAGCAACCCCTCGGAGCGCATCATGCTTGCAGACCACCGGGGCAAGGACGTGGATGTCACCCTGGACTACCTGGGAGAGACCCGGACCGGTGAGGCGTACCCGTACAGGGACAGCACAGGGAAGCCCTTCCTTCCGTTGACACTCATCCACGCAGAGAAGACCGGCCGTCTGTGGGACTCCTTCGAGGGGTCGGAACTGGTCTACGGGTCGCTGTCCGCTGCTGTGCTCATGTCCTTTTTCGTTCATGTATGCAAGGACGCAAGCTGGCCGCAACGCTACGCAGTCGGTGCAGTACCCGCGGGCCTGGAGCACACAGGCAGCGGCAAGGACGCCCACCGATCCGTGGCCACGGACCCGGGCTCCATTCTGATGTTCACAAGTGACGGCAACGAACTGCAGCCCCAACTGGGCCAGTTCTCAGCAGGGGCCGACGTGGCCAAGCTGATGGAGTCCGTCTCCCTCTTTGAGAATCGGATCTCAGAGTTCTCTGGCATCTCACCCGCAAACCTGACCCGGAACCACGGCACCCCCAAGAGCGGCTACGCCGTGACGGTCACCCAGGCCGGCAAGCGGGAAGCACAGGCGAAGTTCATGCCCACCTTCCGGGTGGCCACTGTTGAGCTCCTGCGCATCAGCGCGTGCATGTTGAACCGTGCCACGGGTTCCACGCTGCCAGAGACGGGCTACACCGTGCGGTTCCAGTCCGTCCCCCTGAGCCCCCAGGAGCGGGACAGCATCCGGCGGGATGTCCTGGAGAAGATCGAACTGGGTCTGATGTCGAAGGTGGACGCCTACATGCTGATGCACCCGGGTATCTCCCGGGCCCGAGCTTTGCAGGAGCTGCAGCGCATCAAGCTGGAGGAGTCTATTACCGTTCCGATGTCGGGAGCAGCAGGCACCACAGCCGAGGCCGGCGCAGTCATTGGCGACGAGCCCACCATCGACGAGGATGGGAACATCCAGGACGTAGGCGAGCGGGTGGTCCTCAACGGTGCGCAAGTCACAGCCGCGCAGGGAATTGTCACAGCTGTGGCTGTTGGCGACCTCCCACGGGATTCTGGTCTGTCGATGCTTGTGGAGTTCTTCGGCATTCCAGTGGCCTCCGCTAATCGCATCATGGGTACCGTGGGCCTTGGCTTCGTTGCTCAATCAGCTACACCAAAACCATAGAGGGAGACAAAAAATGGGACTGTCCTGTCCATCATGCAACGCAGAGATCTCTGGCTGGGTGCCAGAGGACCGACTCAAGAAGGCCACCGCAGACAAGCGCGAAGCCACCACCAAGGCCGCAGAACTGGCAGAGCAGCTGGAGGGCCTGACCGCCAAGGCTGGCGACTCTGAAGCGCTCCAGGCTGAACTGGACAAGGTGCGTGCATCGCTTGAGGCTGCCACCACCGGGCACGCTCGCCAGATCGACGTGATGAGCCACGGCATTACAGACCCGGACGATGTGGCCGATCTGCTGGCCATCTACGAGCGCCGGGCCCCGGAGGGTGTTGGCGTGGGTGACTGGCTGAGTGCCAAGGACAGTCTACCGCGATCCGTCTCGGCCCTCCTATCGGTGAACACCCCCGCCCCTGCCCCTGCCCAGGTGGCAGCACCGACCGAGGCGGCCCCCGTACCTGAACAGAAAGCAGCCCCCACCCCTGCCCCGATCCCATCGTCCAACAATGGCGCGGTGCCTACTCCACCAGCCCAGGCGATGCCCAGCGCCTCGGAGATCGGGCAGATGTCAACTGAACAGTATAAGGCACAGCGGGATCGCATCCTCTCCGGGTTGACAAACGGTGCTTGAACTGTAAACTGTACACAGTACCTACAGGCCGCGGTTCGCAACCGTAACAGCGTGATCGGCAAATACTCACAAATGCCTCTCACCTTTACGGAGCTACACCATGGCTACAATTACACATGCTGCACTTGAAACCGATCTTCGGATGGCGTCTGTCCTGTCTCAGGAAATCGCTCTCCTGCTCGCCGATCGCACCTCCATCCGTACGTCTGGCGCCGTTCAGTACTTTGGAACAGTTAACAATTTGGGATCGGACACCAAACAAATTCGGTTGGCTGGCCTGGACGGCTATGACACGATGGAGTCCGTAAGTGAAGACACAGACCCCACCGCTACCACGAGCATCACGGACGCCTCTGCAGCAATCGCGGTCAGCCGATACTCTCTGTACCGGCATCTGACCGACATTGCAGAAAGTACCGGAATGGGCGGCGGAGACATCACCCCCCAGCGCCTGGCAGCCTCCGCGGTTGGTGAAGCTGAGAAGTGCTTCATGGATCTCGTGGGTACTGCTATCGCAACCTTCAGTCACGATGTGGGCGCCGCGGCCGGTGCCGCCACCGTGGATGACGTGTTTTCGGCCCTCGCCAGACTCCAGGGCCAAAGCAACTCCGGCCCATACTTCGGGCTGCTCGCGCCATGTCAGCTCTCAGACATTCAGTCCAGCATCCGGGCAGAGGCCGGAGCCCTGCAATTCATGAGCCCAACCCAGGAGATGCTCAACATCAAGGGTGCGGGATATGCCGGTTCGTTCCTGGGTATTGACTTGTATACATCCAGCCAGGTAACCACCGGCGGCGGTTCTCGTCACGGTGCGTTCTGGGCCGCTGGTGCTCTCGGTTACTGCGACGCACAGCCGGTCATCTCTCACGGTGACGTGGTCCGCCCTGCGGGCTCGTTCGTGACCGTGGAGTTCCAGCGTCAAGCAAGCAAGGCCGTCACCGAGGTGGTCAGCTCTGCTTATCTGGGCCTGAGCGTGATTCAGGACGACATGGGAGTCGGGCTGGTGACTCTGGCTTCGTAGCACCTTCGGGCGCCCTGGGTCGGCATGCCTCCAGCTGTCTCCCCAGGGCGCACGTTGCCCCGGGGCGCCTTTCTTTTTTTCACTCAAACGGGAGACACAACACATGGCACGCGACTTCGCTTCTATCGGTACCGTGGTCACAGGAGCAGCGGCGGACACTCGTCCCGGCGCGAACAAGCTTCCAGGCCGAGCACAGCCAGACTTTCACCTCATGCACCACCCCGAGAACTGGGAGATCGTCGAGACCCCCACGGGTGAGTATGAGTGGCTGCCCCGCCTCAAGCCCCTGTACCTTCAGGCCGGTATCAACGGGGTGCGCTCTGTGCGTGGTGGCGGTGTGGATGACTCAGCTGCCCGCCTGTCCTACCGTGATCGCGGCTGGACCATCATCCCCCGGGATCTGGGCTACGTCACCAAGTACCCCACAGCCCGCGGCCAAAGCTCATACCTCACCTGGGACACCCCCCACCTGATGGGCCGGAAGATCGTCGTCCGTCATGATGCCGAGGGCTACAACACCTTCCGCCGTTCGCTGGTCGAGTCTGGCGTGATTCCAACGCCCGCCCCCGAGGCCCTGGAGGCCGTGCTGCATTCGCTGCAGAGCCGGATCAACCGGGCCGGAAAGTCGATCCACATCCCAGGCGTCAAGGCCCGGGTTGAGGCAGACGAGAAGCGGCTCAAGGGTGCGAAGGCTGCCACCAAGCGCAAGCGCGCCCCACGGAAGAAGGCGGCCGCCAATGTCTGAAAACAAGCGGGAAGGCATCGAGCGCACAGCGCGCCAGATCGTCAAAGAGGCAGAGCGTAACGGGCGGAGAATCAGTCACGACAAAGCACGCGAGCGCGTGCGCAAAGCAATCATCAAAACAGAAAACAAGGCCAGACGCTGAGCGTCTGTGAGAGGTAATCATGGCCAGCAAATTCGCATACCGCTACCGTAAGCCGGTCAGCTCCGTTGGAGTTGGCGTGCGCGGCTCTGCCACAGAGGCAGATGCATCCACCCCCACCATCACGTCCGGCACGGGCGACCCCACCTCCACAGAGCCAAATGGCTCTCTGTACCTGAAGACAGACGCAGCTGCAGCATCTGCAGCCCTCTGGATGATGATCGGTGGTTCCTGGGTCGAAATCGACGGCTCGTAACCTGGGGTGATCTGTGTCCGTTTCCGACGCATGGGAGTCGCCATATTCAGCGGCTGTCGCACTACCGCAGTATCTGACGCGAGGCCGTGACCAGACGGTTGAGTTGAAGGTGTACCGCGATGGGGCTCTTGCGGCCCCGGCCAGTGGTACGTACACCCTGTACGACGCCACGGACACGGCGGTGGTCTCAGCGGCTGCGGTGACCATCTCGGGATCGGTTGCACAGTACGCCATCGGAGCGGCCACCCTGCCATCAACGCTCAACCTGGGCGAGGACTGGCGCGAAGAGTGGGCCCTCGCGATGCCGGATGGTGTGACCCACACCTTCCGCCGTCCTGCGGCCCTGGTCCTCCGGGCCTTGTACCCGGTGATCTCGGACGTTGATCTAGAGCGTTTGTACTCGGATCTGGACGAGCTGCGCCCCAGTGGGATGACCAGCTACCAGAGCTACATTGACGAGAGCTGGCTTCAGATCCTGGGGCGCCTGGTTGCAGCTGGAGAGGGCCGATTCCCCTATCTCATCCTCGAACCCTTCGCGCTTCGAGAGCTTCACCTGGAGACCTGCCTGTCTCTTATCTTTCGGGACTTTGCCAGTTCGATGGGAGACGGCAAGTATCTGGCCCTAGCAGAGAACCACAAGCGCGAGGCGTCCTTTGCCTGGAAGACCTTGAGCTTCCGGTATGACGAGGACCACGATGGGAAGCCAGACGGGGACAAGCGGAAGTCTTCGCAGTCCGTTGTCTACCTCAACAGCGCCCCCGCGCGCCGGTGGTCGTTCTGATGGCCATCGCAGTCAAGACGATACGGCAGCGGGTCGCCACCGCTGTGTCCGCTGCTGACTTCACGGAGAGTTCCGCCCCCTATGGCGTGTTCCCCCGTGACCCGTCCTCTGTGCTCCACAAACGGTTCGCGGTGGGGTGTCCCCGCACCTCACCCATTGCAAGCCGTCAGAAGGCCGCTGAAGGCGTTCTTTGCCGTACGGATGTCCTGGTCTCCTTCGCTCACCGCATCAAGCCGAAAGACCAGATCACTTCATACGATGACAGCCTCGACGCAGAGGCCGCGATCGTTGCTGCTGTGATGGCTGACACGGGCACCCTGACCGAGCTGCAGCTGTCCTACAACGGGGCCACCTCTCGAGCCGTTGACCCCTCCGGGGAATGGTTCACGGGCGAGGTGTCCTTTTCCTCTCTTCACATCTTGGCCCTTTCATAGGAGACCCCATGCGCAAAACACACGAGGCATTTCTGGATGAAGTGGCCCCCGGCTGGCGCGAGGCGGACCGCCCTGCCCAGTTCGTCAAGACGATCGATCCCAAGCACCGGATGGAAGCCGCGGCTTCTGTGTGGTGGCTCAAGCAAAACCCACCAAAAACCACCGCAAAGAAGAAGCCCGCAAAGGCTTAGGAGCTGACACATGGCAATCTCAAGTATCGTGAAGAACCTACGGGATGGGGCCCTCCTTCTGGAGGACGGTACAGGCACCCCCCTCGCTGTCACTGTCCAGTATGAGGCTGGAGACTTCAGCCTGACCGGCCTGACCTCCGGACAGAAGGAGATCACCACGTACCTAGACCGGGGGGACCTCGGGTCCGTCCGCCACACAAACCAGACATTTCCGTCTCTGGGGTTCAGTGCCCACATGACTGACGTGAGTGACGGTACGGAGCTGACGCTTCCCGATATCGTGATGAAGCAAGGCGCGTTTGCTGCTGCAGTCTCGACGCTGGGAGCGAATGCGGACGTGTACACGCTCAAACTGACCTGGACGGTCACCGAGCCCGGTGGCGCGTCGCACGTTGTCGTCTGTGATGACGTTGCTCTGTCGATCGACATGTCCGAAGGCGACCCCAACAGCTTCGCCATCAGCGGTACCGTGTACGGATCGATCACGATGACCTGATGGCTTGCAGCTTTGAACCTCTATTTTGGGAGACCCTATGCAAAACGGAAAACAGATGATCAAGCTGAAAGACAGAGAGTATCGGATCACGCTTCCAGGCTTCGCAGAGCGGGAGGACATCGCCATTGGCTACAGCTCGGAGGAGGGCCAACGCCGACAACAGCGTGCGCTGTTCGGTGCCCTCGGTCTGTGCGTGCCAGAGTTGGGCGGTGGCCTCGCGGCGTACGAGAAGACCGGGTGCGATCTGATCATCTACGGGGGCCGGGTGTACTCGGCACTCATGGCAGACGGACACGATCGGGAGGAGCTGGCAAACGCTGCTGTGCAGTGCTTCACGCTCGCCTGTGAGTCCCTCTTTCCACGGGAGAACGAGGTCACGAAAACCGAGGCTTTTATCGGTCCCGGAGAGGATCAGCGGATTTAGTCGCTGTCTCTCTGGGGTTGCAACACGCTGGTGACCCGTCTTGGTTCTACCAGTTGAAACGACAGGAACAGATCGCGGTGCTTGCCCACTCTCGAATCCAGAACAAACCAAAGAAGCCAGGCCGATCGGCCCTTCCGCCTAACGTGACGATGGGCAGTGAGAAGGCTTCGCGGTTCTGGCTGGGGGACTGAGATGGGGCAGACCTTCTCCCATGGTGGTGTCAGCGTGCAGCTGTCCGACGGGCTCCAAGACATGATGGACAATTTCCTAGACAAGGCCGTCCCGACCCTACGCCCGGCAATGGAGAAGATGATTCAAGAGGCACACGCCGAGGTGGTGGCACAGTGGCCGGATCCCAAAGCCCGCGAGAAGTTCCAACGTCAACGCACCGTCGCAACCGAGGAGGCCAAAGAAGCCCGCCGCATCAAGCGGATGCAGACCGGATCCGGCAAGGGGATCAGTTACTGGGACTTCATGCCGGAGCCGTACCG